AAAAAGTTTCTTGTTGGAAAATCAATCGACCATCATATCCACGTCGCTATGAAGATCCAGCACCTAATGTTGGTGGCATTGATAATAACTCCTGCGTAGAAGGTGCGGTCCTTGGTGGCATCCTTGGTGGTGGTGCTGGTGCTGCTGCATCCCGTGGTGATGGTCGTTGGTGGGCAATTCCTCTGGGTGTTGTGAGTGGCAGTATGCTTGGATGTCAGATTGACGGAGGTTGACAACTGTCCCCCCTAAAGTGTATAATCAATAGGTAGTTTCAACGGGCAACTAAGTCCGAGATTCTTATGAAAAAATTCTGGCAAGAGGTTCTACACCTCCCTTACAAATCTAATAGTCAAGACAATCCTCTCCATGAAAATCAAGTGGAGGAACTTCTCATCAAACATAATTTTGATTATGTGGCACAACCTAATGGAATCCAAGCAAGTCCTGATTTTCGTGTTAAACTTTCTAACGGCAAAACCGTAGATATTGAATGTAAATCTTCCAAGCAAACTTATCCAACTTACAATGGCGGTTTGCCAAAAGAAGGTGTTGTTTACATTTTCAGCAGCAAGAGATATAATGAAACTACCATCTTCTTTGCTGATGATGTAGTTTCTCCTAAGAAAAGACAACAGTTCTCTGACCTTGTTGAAGAACTTAATTCTGTTCTCAAAATTCATCAGATGGATGAAGAATGGCAGGAAGATTCTAGAGGTTTTGATTTCTACATCCGCAACATGTATGTTCAGAACGGAGCAGGGAAGAAGGACTATTTCAAACACTCAGAGCGCAAATCCTGTGAATCAAATGTTCTCAATTACAACTGGTAATTGTCAAGAAGTTCTCTCCACTTATGGGGAGAACTTTTTTCATTCGTGTATCACTGACCCACCATATGGTATGGGTATGGATCACTGGGATCATTCTGTCCCCGATGTAAATATCTGGCGTGAAGTATATCGCACACTTCGCCCAGGTGCTTTTTGTCTTGCGTTCTGTTCACCTGAACTATATCATCGCTTGGCATGTAATGTAGAAGATGCTGGTTTTGTTATCAAGGATCAGATCATGTGGATGACCACAACTAAGATGGCAAAGTATAATAGATTGAAACCTGCTCATGAACCGATTGTAGTTGGTCAGAAACCATATGAGGGTTCATTGAAAGATAATCATGAGAAATGGGGTTGTGGATTGATAGATACCGACAATACTCGCGTTCCTTGGGAGAAAGAACCACCCAAAGGTTGGGTGGCACAAGGATCAAAACGTCGCACATTTGGACGTGCTGGGATAACAACGGGCACAGCAAAAGATTACGGTACAACTGACGCTAACCCAGCAGGACGTTATCCGATGAATATCATTGGAGAGGTTCAATCTTCTGAGCAAAAGTATTTTTATGCTCCTCGTGCTACTAGAAAAGAAAAGGGAGAGAATAACGATCATCCCACAGTCAAACCAATAGCATTGATGGAGTATCTTATCAAGATCTATTCTCCCGAAGGATCTACTGTCCTTGATCCTTTTTGTGGTAGTGGTAGCACTGGAGTCGCAGCAATTCAACAATATAGAAAGTTTGTTGGGATAGATTTGGATGAGCATTATACTGACATAGCAAGACAAAGGTGTGAAGAGGTTTCCAATCCACTCCTGAGTGCAGTAACTGTCCCCCCTAAAGTGTCCCTGTAGTGTAGAGGGCAAGACACGATAAGAGGGAACGACAAACTGTTCCCCGCCCTCTCATCCCTTTCACTTCTTCATTATGGCAACTCGTTCACGCATTGGTATCGCACTTCAAGATGACTCTATTCTTTCTGTTTATCATCATTGGGATGGTTATCCTACTTGGTTGGGAAGGATACTTAAGACGCACTACAATACGAAGGAGAAAGTAGCAGACTTAATTGATGGTGGTGATATGTCATCCTGCTGGACAAATGAGCGTTGGGGTGATGTCAATGAGTATGGTGGACAAATGAAAAAAGAGGTTGAGGAATATGGTCCTCAATACTATTCACAACGCGGTGAGAATTGTCCTCCTCGTTATGACCTCAACGAGGCAGAGTTCCTGTCTAAAGGTGAAGAATACTCCTACATCTTCCGCAATGGTGAGTGGGTATGTTATGATATGAATGAGTTCAATGACAATGATCCTGAACTTGTTGAAATTCCTAGTGGAGCACTTGCAGTATGATTGATTACAATGAAGACCGCAGAAAATTTCAGGTGGATCGAATGATTGAAGATTTTATTGCTGAGTGTGAAGAAGAAGCAGCAAAACTAGAAGTTACTGTAGACTACTACATTGCGGAGTTCACATGAATCTACCTGATGGTTTCCCACACAAACCACCTGAAGGATATTCTTATGAAGTTAAAGAACACAAGAGAAACATGGTTAGCATTTGGTTGCGTAACCATGCTTCTTTTTCATACACATCTGATCCTGTCCGCACAATCTGGGGCTTCTACAACACAAAGAAGGGATGCTATCACGCGCCTATTAACTCCTCCAAGCACGGAAATCAGGTAGACATTAAAGACACTCGTGATTATACTGCTATGCAGTTAAACCTAAATCCATTGATGCAGGCATTTTTATGAAGTACACTCCTCAGGTTGATGACTATGTAAGATGGAAAAACAATGAGGGTTGGGTTTACTTTAAGTGTGATGAATCTCTCAGTATTGAGATAGGTGTCAAAGATAAGGTATGTTCTCTTGGCACACGTCACAAAAAAGATCACACTCTCCTTGTATGCTACAAATATCAATGGCATGAATTAGAGTATGTCAAGAATAGGAGAGAGAATAATATCGATGAGTACAAGTCACAACAGTACAGACACAAGGATCCGTGAATAAAATATGGAAAATATGGAAGTATGCCATCGGAAGTTTCAGTGATGACAAAACAGAACCTTACGATAATTATGTTGCTGGCATACGCACCATTATATTTGTTAGTTACATGGTCACTAACGCTTTTATTGTATCTGGAGTATTGAGGCATTGGAATGATGTACCAAGTCAACTACATGAAACCCAAGAAAAAGGGTTATGCAAAACAAACAGCAACATTCGTTAAAATTGATGATGCTGTATTCTGGGAGAAAGTCATGACCGAACAGGGATGCACTGACTTCCAAATCCTGGTTAAGTAAACTGTCCCCCCTAAAGTGTCACCACATTGTAAGCACAACCACATGGAACGCTACCTGAACGAACAACAAATAGAGGAACTTGTCAACTTTGATTATGTTGAAAAAGACCTCGCTGATTTAGTTGAGGATGAACAAAAGTTCAACCTTAATGACTACCTAAACTCCAACATTGATTACTAAAATGAAACCTGCTGAAGTTCTCTATCAAATGCGTGAGATGCGTGACATCTGGCGCGAGCAAGATTTCCGCTTCACTAATGAGCAACAGGCAAAATACAATGACCTGAAAGCACATCGGCAAGAGAGGATCAAATACTTCTATGATAATGATCTTGTGCAGAAAGGTCCAAAAGTGACCAAGAAAGTAGAACCAGAACAAGAGGAGGAATAAATAACTGAAAAGTGTAAGTAAGAGATGAAAACCTTTCGGGAGTTTATTACTGAAGTCTATGACAAAGATGTCATGGGATCCTCTCAGATTCGCCGCCAGGGTGAAGGTGGGAGGATTGGTGCGGAGCGTAAGAAAACTAAACCCGAAATGCGCCGCATGAAACCAATCGGAGGGGGCAAGACTGCTCCCTCTGACTATAAAGCAAGAAAGGACATTGGCACACAACGTCCACGCTCTGCTAAAGAACAACAACCCACAAAAGAGAGAGGTTCTGCTGCATTATCTGCTAAGGAAGCACAACGCAAAGCATATAAAGAGAGAAAAGCAAGAGAAGCAGGAGCAAAAACACAGACTGCTTCACAACTATTGACGAAAAAAGCACCCGAAAAGAAAGCAAGCCCCAACTATAAAGGTGATGCTAATGTAAGAACAACTAAGGGTGTCTACACTAAGGATGAAAAGAAACAAATTCGCCGTGCAGGTGAGAGATTGGTGAAAGATATTCAGAAGAAGAGAGAGAAACCTGCCAGCAACTACAATGTAAACTTAAAGAGGTAGTGCTGGACAAATAGAACTGTCCCCCCTAAAATGATGTAGTAGTGAGTGACCAACCTTTGATGATCCAACTTCGTCCCCATCAACAGCAGGCAGTCAGTGCCATGTGGGATAATGATCGGGGTCAGATTATTGTGCCTACTGGTGGTGGTAAAACCATCTGCATGATTCAGGATCTTATTCATCAACATGCTGTCCCGATTGGTAGGACTTCTGTTGTTGTTGCTCCCCGTATTCTCCTGGCAGAACAACTGTGCTCTGAGTTTCTTGAGTTGATTGATACAACTCACACTCATATCATGCACGTTCATAGTGGTGAGACGCAACATTTCAGCACTACTAAACCTGATAGTATCCACATGTTTGCCAACACTGCGCGAACTGCTGGTGAGAATGTTATCATCTTTACCACATATCACTCGCTTCATCGTGTGATGGAGGCAGATATTGAGGTAAATACTATTTACTTTGACGAGGCACATAACAGTGTGCAGCG